GCTAAATAATATAATCATATAAATTGACGTGTCAAGGGCCACGAATTATAGGAAATTATTTCTTAAACTTTGCCATCTTTTCTTTTAGCTTTGCCGAATAATCATCTTCTATGGCAGACTCTTGCTTTTTCTTCTTGGCAGGGTCTAAAGGTAAGTTGGCATCAATAATTTCTACCACCTCAATGGCACGAAGAGTATCATGAACTGGATGATATTGATCTTCCGGAAACTCTACAATGATCTGAGGAAGACCGGGAAGCTCTTGAACAAGCTTGATGTACTTGTTTTCCTTGATGCCTTCTTTGAAAGCCTTAATAGAGGCGGCCAAGACTTTTGCCTTGGCCTTTTCTAATTCGTCTGGCTTCATTTTTTTATCGTCAGGATTGTGGTCTTCTACTATTAAAAATATGAGCCGTTTCATTTTAGAAATTTCCGGGAGCGACTTTATGATTTTCTCGCTCTCTTATTATCTTGGCTAAGAATCTTATGGCAAGCTTTTTACTTGCAAAGAAATACTCTTCATCTTGGCGACAATCCATTGAAAGTACCTTATAAATGGTCTTCATTTGAAAAACTCCTCCTGATCTACATATTGAATGCCGGCCCGAGTTGCCATCGTTTTATCGCTGGTCATATCCCCGACAAAAATAGTATCCTTACGGGATAACTTGTGCTTTAACATAAAATCTACGAACAAGCCCGTTTGAGGTTTTCTACAATAGCAGCTAATAGGAGCTGATTGGTGCGGACAAAAACGATATTCAATATCTACACCAAGCTTTTTGTTGGTATGTTCGAACAGCTCAATGGCCGTTTGCTCGGTCAGTTCGCCCTTATGAATGCCGCTCTGGTTAGAAATTCCCAAGAGAAGATATCCCTTATCTTTGTAGTCTTGGAGCACCTTGGTCAGTCCCGGCTTGATCTCAATTTGTTCCTTTGATACGGGAAACTTTTCGTTGCCTCCTCGGCACTCACGTAAAGTCCCATCATAATCACAAATCAATGCCTTCTGTGTAAATGTAGGATCATCTTTGCGAAGAAACTTAATTTCTTTAACGGAACTAAACCCTTCTGCAAGAGTTGGTTTCTGAAATTCTTTCTTATACTTAAAAAGAACTAATGGCGGAAAAATATTAGTATGTTTAGCCGCTTTGATTACTTCTGGTGTTGGGAATTTGCCAACAAGTTTTATTGCCCGTTGAACAACGTTGAATTGAGCATCTTCAATAGATGTGCTTAACCAATGGCATGCAATATCTGTTTTATATTTCTGACAAAGTTCAATAAATGGCCTCCTAACCTCTATAGTTGGGAAAGTATTATCCAATATAACATCGTCCTTATCTTTAAGATATTGCTCTAATTTTGGAAGAAGACCGGCAATAGTCCCTCCTTCAGTATCTCTATTGAGGACACAAACTTCCGGACAATTAGCTAATTCTTTTGTGATTGTTGATTTGCCTGAACCTTGGCAACCAAGTACCATATAAACTGCCATTTTATTTAGTCTCCAAAACCATCGTTACTGTTGACATTGTTTATTCCACTTCCTTAGTTTGGTTTCGTATTTATTCATCTCTCGGAGATAGTTAGGATTAGCCTCTTTGACTGTCCAGCCTATCTCTAGCCAGGTTAGATCGTTGTCATATGTGAAATCCTCACATAATTCGAGGGTAACATTAGTTGCTCCTTTGGGAACAATTTCCTTAATCCATTTTTGAAAAACATCTAAGGAAACTTTCTTGCTTACCCAATTGAAATCAAAAGTGGCAGTTTGTGTTACATTAATAATCTTTTTTGGTTTTATTGGTTTTTTCATTGGTATTACGACTTGGCCTTCTCCTCGATACGTTTCATTTTATCTAAATTTGGCTCTCTACTGTATGTAAGATATGATTCTCCCGTTTTGTTTCTGTGTTTTCATCTTCTTCAAGAGACTCTTCGTAAAGATGACTATACACCTTTTCGGTCTCTTTGTTTAAACGAGCTGCTTCAGCTTCCAGCTTGGCTTGCTCCAATCTTTCCTTAGCCTCTTCGAGAGGATTAGTCTTTTTGGGGATAAGGGTTCTAATCAATTTAAAGCCAGGCATTCCAATAAAAAATATCCCGCTTGCTAACATTATTAGCAATAGTAAATCTTCAAACCACATAGTTTTATCCTTGATATGTAAGAGGGAAATCTTTGATGATTCCCTCAGTAATAATTTCCCAATCATTGGCTAAGACATCTTTGGCTGCCAATTTCGTTCGGGAAGTGTAATAATATAAAGTTCCCCATTTGGGGCGCCTAATTCGATAGCCACATTTGTGATATGTGAATGCTGTTATAATATCCATCTTAATCCTAAAATACAAAAAGCCAGCAAGCGCCGGCCCTTTCATATTACAAATATTGATTTAGATCTTTTAAGATCCAGTTTTAACGAGCATGAAACTACTAATGTCTGCCAGAGAAGATAAACCAACTTTAGTTCCCAAAGAAGCTCCACCACTAAAAACCATTAGAGTAGGAACACTTCTAATACCAAACTTAGCTGACATGGCTGGAGCATCATCAATATCTACTTTGCAAACTTTGTAGTTAGCATTCTCTCCTGCGAACTTTTCTACAATCGGGAGTTGCCTTTGACACGGGCCACACCAGGAAGCTCCGAAATCTACAAGAACCGGTACTTCTGATTGTAAAACTTCTGTTTCAAAATTATTATCATCTACTTGAATTACATCACTCATTTAACCTCACCTTTTATAACTTAATGCCAAAAAATTGGCTGTCAAGGGCGCCTTATTTGTTAAATGTAATGTTCTCGCTCAACTTACTAAAATGATCAAAAAACGGCTTACAGGTATATAATTTATGATCTTTAATCATTTGAAAAGAGAAGGAATTATGTAATCCCATAACTTGAACCTCTGACTCAACTTGATATTTGCTAAAGAAATTACATAGGCGTTCCAAGTATACAAATCTATTCTTAGATTTATCACTAAAGACTTTTAGTTTTGCATGATAGCAAGCCGCTACCACAAAGACTAATTTTTCAGTTGGCACTAAGTCGTTAAAATTAATAAGCATTTCACCGCGTTCAATCAATGAATGAACATATGGTTCAAACTTGCGATAATGCTCATACCAAATCTTAAATCGTAATCCAGCTTCACTTCCAACATAACCGGAGATGATTTGGGTGATGGACTCTATATCAGAGATTTTAAGTTCTCTTGCCTTTAATAATGCTTGAGATGCCCAGGTCCAACTTCTTGGAGATGGAGATGCATAAACGGAATCTTCCACCTTACCACAAGCAAAAGAAGGATCACTTCTCAAAAAAGCCAAGATAAGATCGTGAATGTTATTAGCTTTAGCCCAATCTACCCAGAGGGGGAAATCAAAATCCATAATGTATTTAGAGGTGCGATCTAATATTGCAGTGCTTAATTCATTAGAATGCGCTTTTTCACTAATTAAATTACTAGTTAACATACAAGACACTATATTTAGTGGGATTCCATTAATCTTATGGAATTGTAAAATCTCTAATAAAGGGGCAGTAATTTCAGGGGAACACTTATCTATTTCATCAAAAACCCATACCGTATCTGGCTTACATCCATCTTTTAATTTTGGCATGAAATATGGATACTTAAATGCGAGTATATCGGAATTAGAACTAATGTCAGGATATCCTCCCAAATCACACCTTTCTGCGACAGAAAGATTGATGTAATTAATTTTATAATCACATTCTTTAATAGCTCTTAAAATTATTTCAGTTTTACCAATCCCTCTTCTCCCAAATAATAGAAAATTTTGCTCACATTTAATAAAAAACTTTGCCAAATCCAAAGCATTTTCTTGCGAAATTTTTTGTAAATTAGTGTAATCACTCATAATAGGATATATATCCCATCGTAGGTAATTATATGTTCATTTATAAACTCACCAATAAAATTAACGGAAAAATATACGTCGGCCAAACCAGCAAAACAATACTAAAACGATGGAAAGATCATATTTTTATTGCCAAGGGCGGTAAGCAAAAATATCCTGCTTTTTCTGCCATTCATGCTGCCATAGTTAAATATGGTGAAGAGAACTTTGATATTCAAGAAATAGATACGGCAAGCAATCTAGACGAGCTAAATGAAAAAGAAATGTACTGGATTGCACAATTTAAGAAAATAAGTAAGTTATACAATCTTAATAATGGTGGCGGCGGTAATACAGGACATATCGTTAGCGATAGCGCCAGACAAAAACTTAGTATCACCAAATCTGGAACAAATAATTCATTTTATGGCAAAAAACACTCGCTAGAGACGCTGCAAAAATATAGTGAAGAGCGGTCGGGTGCAACTCATACCATAGATACTAAAAAGAAAATGTCCGAGAATCAGGCAGGGCGCATCATAAATGAAGGAATTGCAACTGATATTATTAATCGATTGAAAAACGGACAAAGTATGGCTTCTATTTCCAAAGAATTAAATATTGGATATTCTATTGTTAATGGAATTAAAAGAAATAAAAATTGGAAACATTTGCCACGTTAATTAAGGAGCGACTGTTGCGTTTTAATTTCGTTTATATATTCGGGAATCCAAAAGGAAGACTCAAAGCTTTGGATGGCGACTTCCGCCTCGTCATATCCATTTAAGGTGGCTTGTTCCTTAAAAAGATTTACTTCTTGATTGGCATGTTCTGCTGATGTAGAAACAGAAACTAAATGCCATTTGCTTTTGGGCTTACTTTTAAGATAGATTCCAAGAA